GCAGAAGTCGGCCAGCTCGAGGCGGTCGAACTCGTCGGCGATGGTCTCCTCGGTGACCGTGTGGCCCAGCGCCGGCATGCACCCCCACCACGTCGCCCGGTCGGCCGGGTCGGATCCCTCCGGCGCGGACCATTCGAAGTAGCAGACCCGCGACCGGACGCGCGCCTGCGCGCGGGCGCGGCCCCGGTCGACCTTGCCTCGCAGATAGGCGCTGCGGCGGGTGCCGGCGGTCGACACAACCCATTGCTGCGGCTGGAGTCTGGTCACCATCGTCGGAGACACGCCCTGCTCCAGCCTGGCGTCCTCCAGTGCCCACGCCTCATCCATCACCATCAGGTCGAGCACTTCCGAGTGCCCCGACTTCTCCCCCGGCGCGGTGATCCCGTGCAGCGACCCGTTGGCCCACCTGATGGCCTCGTCGCCACGCTGGTAGCGGACGATGAACTCATCGGCCAGCGGCGATGCCTTGAGGGTGGCAACGTGCTCGTCCTCCCACTTTTTGTGCGCGTGGATGCGGCTCTGCGCGCTGTAGAGGATCCGTGATCGCGCCCACGTCCTGGCACGGTGGACCATCACGCCCAGCTCCAAAGTGGTCTTCCCGGACTGTCTCGGGGTGGTCAGGATCACCTCTCGGTAGGCCAGCAGGCCCGTGGCGGGGTCGACCTCGAGCGCGACGTCGGCCACAAGGCGCTGCCACGGCATCAAGGGGGTGCCGAGCGTCTCGGCGACCTCGGCGACGGCGCCGCCGAGGGTCGCCCGGCGGGGATCGCGCTGGGTGGCCAGCCGCGGAGGACACACACAACGGGAGCTGGGCGCGGGGTCAACCGGCGCCTGCTCAGCAAAGATCGCGGTCACCACTCGCGCGACCTCGGGAGCGGCGCGGGCCCGAGGCGGTCGCGGTTGCCTCTGCTCTCGTTGCAGGCGCGGAAGCACCACGGGCATGGGGAGGCGGCGCCGTGGGCGGGGCGGAGGTTGGCGGGGTCCAGCGGGTCGCCACCGAGCGACAGCGGGATGATCAGGTCGACGGTGGTCGATCCGGGGTGACCGCACAGTCCGCAGACGTCGGAAGTGGCCAGGACCCTGGCTCTGGCTCTGCGCCAAGGTCGGCCGACGTGGCGGACCCTGCCCATCAGCGTCGCTGTAGCCGGGCCAGGGTGAGCAGCGGAGCGTCCTCCGGTGGCACGAGCGCGGCCCGTACCGCCTCGATGCGGGCGCCAGGGTAGGCGGGCCAGGGGACCACGCCCACGTGGTGCGCCAGCGCGCGGATCCGCTCGACCCTGGTGTGGGTGGTGTTCCAGCGATCCCCGCCGGGCACGGGCAGGAACCCCACCGACAGACCAGTCAGGGCCCGGTCGTTCACCAGCTCGAGCACCTCGTCCCCGAGGCGGGTCCGGCTCACCTTGAACGCTCCCCACCAGGCGGTGGGGTCGTCGCGCAGCTCGACAGCGCGGCCGATCGGGAGCTGCTCGCGGTCGTGGGTGGCAAGCAGTGGCAGGTTCTCGGGATCGGTGCCGACGAACGCGCCACGGGTGAAGACCTCGGTGACGGTGCGGCTGATGCGGGCTGTCTCACCCCAGGGGACGATGGGGCCCTCGATGATGCGTTGCTCGGCCTCGGCGCGGAGTTCGAGCCGGAGCGCCATGGTGCGGACTTCCACGTTCACGCGATGCCACCACCTTCGGGTAGAGGCGGGAGATCCTCGAGCGCCCTAGCCTCGTTCACGGTGAGGAACCCGGCAGCGATGCCGATCTGGTGCGCCTCGTACCGTTCCTTCAACGTGACACGGGCGAACCCTCCCGCGTTGAAGCGGGCGTTCTGGGTACGGGGCAGCAACCCGGAGACAGCCCGCTCGATCTTGTGAAGCCATCCCCGCAACGCGAACATGAGGAAGTCCGTCGATCGCATCTCGGGGCTCGAGTAGGCCAGCGGCCCGGCGGTCTCGCCGCCGAGCATCTCGGGCGCGATGCCGTAGAACCTGGCGATGGTCGAGACGTTGAACTTGCTGGTCTCGATGAACTGCGCTTCCTCCGGTGCGATGGCGATGGGCTGGAAGCGGGCGCCGTCGCCGAGCACAGCGATGTCACGCTGGCCCTTGTGGTAGTGCTTCCACCGCTCTTTGATGTCGGCGGCCTGGTCTGGGGTGATGTGCTGGTCGCTGGTGAGCGTGCCCGAAGGGAGGCTCGCGTCGCCGAAGAACTTGGCGCCGTACCGTTCGGCGCCGATGCCCAAGCCGATCGCCTCGCGGGCGTAGGCGATCGGGGACAGGCCGAGCATGGACCCGGGGAACGGGAATGCCTTGACGTGGAACAGCTCGGCGCGGTCGTACTCGACGCCGCCGATCCTGATCACCTGGCGACCGTCCTCGAGCGAGACAGCGACCCGATCCGGATGCACCAGGTCGACCTGGCTGGGCAGCAGCCCCGGGCCCGACCGGCCGGTGATGACACCCCACCCATTGCCGCGCAACAGCAGGCTCGCCATGACCGCCCACAGCCAATCCGACAGCTCGTCAAAGTCGGCGCTGGGGCGCAGCAGCAGCGGCGGCGTAGGGATCGGGTCACGGTCGTCGCCACGGTAGACATGCAGCGGCAGGGTACTCACCGAATCGGCCAGGAGCCGAACGCAGCCCCAGACCGTCGACAGGCGCATGGCCGTGTCGGTGGTGACCGCCTCGCCGGCGGCCGTCGGTCTGCCCTCCTCGGCCAGGAGCTGCTCAAGGGTGAGCTGCTGGCGTTCCTCGACCTTCCGCCGGGGCCACCACCACGCCACCGGTTACCCCTTGGGCTTCGGGTCGGCCGGTGGCCACTTGTCGCGGGGGACCCGTGGCAGGTCGGCCAGCTCGGCGGGGACGGGGTCGCCCTTGGCGATGAACGTCCAGGCGTCCGGGCCGAGGTCGGCGCGGCGGATGTAGAGGTCTTCCTTCGCGGCGGCCATCAGCCTCTGACTCCCGTGTCGACGACGAACGCGGTGGGCTGGGCGAGCTGGATGTCGGCGCGGAGGTAGGCGAGGAAGGCGTACTGAAGATTGTCGGCGAGGTACCGCTCCCCGAGGAACCGCAGGTTGAAGTCGGTGCGGATGCCGACCATGCACTGGTCCCACTGCCCGGTGTAGACCTCGCTGGTGTCCGTGCTGGTGCCCACGGTGAGGTTGATGGGGACCTGCTTGGACTGAAGGCGGGTGATGCCGTCCAGGTAGGTCGGTGGCGCGATGTACTGGTTGGTGGTGTCGCGGAGCAGGCCCAGCGACAGGGTGGTCCGTGGGGCCATGATTTGCGCGTTCGGTTCGAAGTTGGCCGTCCGCACGGCGCCGGCCGCCTGCGCGAGGAACTCCCAACCCATCGTCCCGGCGGCGGGTGGCGAGCCGATGACCGACCCGTTGGCGCCGTGGGCGGTGGTGGTGATGCCCGACTGGTTGAGCACGCCGCGGGGCTCGGGCGCCGTGCCGGAGCCGCGCAAGGCGACCCGGTCCAGCTCCAGGGCGACTTGGCGGGCGAACGACCGGGCGATGACGTCCTGGCTGGAGGGGTCGGCGTCCTCGAACAGCTCCAGCGAAAGGGTGATGACCCGGGTCAGGGTGCGGGCGGTGAACGTGACTCGGTCAAACGTCATATCTGCCGTGGCGGTGATGGCGCTGTTCTCCGTCTTCCACCCGGGCGTGCCCTCACCCGTCAGCCTGGCGAGCGCGAGGGTTTGGCTGGTCATGGGGACGGTGATCGCGCCGGCGGTGAACACGCGACTGGCGTTGCGGGCCAGGTCGATGACCCGGGCCGACAGGGGGCTCGGGACCAGCGCGCCGCCGGCGCCGACGGTCGCCTCGGCGAGGGAGCGTTCCTGGGGCGCGTCATCCCAGCGGCCTGTCGCCATCCCGCGCAAGTACCTGTCGAAGCTCAGCCCTTGGGCCTGCTCGGGGGTGAACGCGCCGCGGGTCTGGAGCCAGTCGTGCACCGACTGCTCGCGGGTCAGCACGGGCTCGCGGGGAAGGGCGCTCCCGGGCTGGCGGACGGTGGTGGCCCGAAGCTCGGCGACCTCGCGGTCACGTTCGGCCTCGATCGCGTCGTCGACCGAACGGAGCTCCGTGGTTCTGGTCTGGTACTCCTGCCACTCCTCCGGCGCCAGGTCCCTGGCTTCGGTGGCGGCGCGGGTCAGGATGGCATCGGCAGCCTCGCGGGCGGTGGTGCGTTGCGCCCTGAGCTGCTCGAGAAGGCTTGGCATGGGCTCTCTCCTGGTCGACGTGCCAGCTACCAGGAAGTGTAGCCCGCTCCCACGGACTCGGGCGTTCAATGGCTAGTTCATTGCGGGGTCGGCGGGCCGGTGCGCCATCATGCGCAGCCATTGGCGTTCGGTGTGGACGATGACGTGGTCCTGGCCTTCCTGGTCGCGCACGCACAGGTAGGCGTCGGTGGCGTTGCGGTAGATGCTCACCAAGCCGGCGGCGGCGAACTCGTCGAGCACTTCGGCGATGGCGTCCATGGAGTCGCCGGTCTGGCCGGCGATGACCTCGATGGCGAGATGGCACATGAGGGACCGCTCGGGGTCGTCCAATGGGGGAATGCTCGCTCATAGCTCAGCTCCTTGACAGGCTCTGCTACCCTGCGGGCGTAGCCCCGAGGGGTTCGTTGTTGTCTTTGTACTTCCCTTACTTACTTCACTTCGTCGACTGCGCGACTGAACCGACTTCGTTGACTGCGCCGACTTCGGACGCTTCCCATGCGGCCCACTCCTCATCGCTGGCAGGGTCGAGCGCGTGCCCAAAGTCCGCTTCGCAGTAGTGTTCTTCGTACTCGTCACCGGCGTAGGCGCGCTCCGCTTCGGCCCAGTCGCCGGCCGCCGGGCGCCTACGGATCCATTTCCCGCATCCGGTGCAGCGGATCTGCCCGACCAGGCCGCGGCGCTCCCCCGAACCCTTCGGCGTGCGCTTGCGGATCGGCTTGGGCGGCGAGACGTAGGGACGATCTGCTGGCGATCTGGCGTCCCACTCGTCGAGCAGTGCGGCCACCCGTTCCCACATGACCGCGCCGCGTGGGTCCGCGTAGCGTTCCGGCCAGGTGACTACCGTTGCTTCGGTGGCGACGTCGACACCGCGCAGGACCATACGCGCCGCTTCGCTCATCGCCGCTCTGGTGATCGAGATCACCCCGCCGAGGTCGGCGGCGTCCGCCTCGACCAGCAGCGCGTCATGCACTGGAGCGCACACCTGGACGCCGCGTTCGGTGGCCAAGCAGCAGGCGAGCCGAAGCATCTCCGCTGCGTTGGCCTGCATCGGGAAGTTGCGTAGCGTCGTCGACCGCGTGTCCCGAGTCACCCGCAGCGCCCAGCCGAAGACGGTGTGCAGCTCGCCGCGCAGCTCGCCGATGTCGGTCATGTGCTCGGCCCATTGCCAGAACACCGGGAACGCCAGTGCCAGCGCCCGTTGCGTCGCCTCCGCCACCAGCATGCTGGTGCCGGTGCGCTGCGCCAGGCTGGCCGCGCCCATCCCGTAGTTCGAGCCGAGCAGGCACGTCTTGCACAGGTTGCGGATCTGGCCGTGGCTCTGCTTGGTCGCGTCGTCCGGCGCCAAGCCGGCCAGCTTGGCGAAGCGGAGATACGGATCGCCGGACTGCACGGCGTCCAGTAGCGCCAGGTCGCCGGACAAGGCAGCCGCGATCGCGATCTCCTGACTCGACCAGTCGACGTAGGCCAGCGCCCGGCCAGGTGCTGGGCGGATGAGTCCGCGGAGCCAGACGCTCGGCCCGAAGATGAACTTGGAATTGCTCGGGGTGTTGCGGCTCGACCTCGCCGCGAACGGCATCAGCGATACCCGGTTGCGCCCATCAGGGCCGACCGCCAATTTCTCCAGCCGCATCTCGCTTAACGAATGGCGCAGCTCCCGCAGCGGCGACACCTGCGGGTAGACGTTCCCGGCGGCCTTGAACGTGTCCCGATCGAGCGCCAGCCGGCCGGCGGGAGTTCGTGGCCATGGGATGCCCTGTTCGGCAAGCCACGCCTCGAACCTGTCCGCCTTGAAGGTCGCGCCGTCGAAGACGCCATAGTCTTTGTCAACCACTCTGATCAGGTCGCGCTGGATCGGGTGCCATTGCCGGCGAAGCCTGCCGAGCATGACGGTGTCGATGGGGACGCCGGTCCGTTCCATCGCGGCGACCGCCGCGGTGTACCGGCCTCGGAGCAGCGCGTGGCCGAGGCTCTCCGGCCGGCGGCGGATCGCCGGCAGCATCCGCTGGAGGAGCGGGCCGAGCGGGTCGACGTCGGTCTGGCAGTAGTCGAGCAGCGCCGCCCGTTCGGTATCTGTCCAGGTGTCCTGCATCGCCAGCGCCCGGCCGGCTGTCTTCTCCTCCGACGTGATCGCGGAGATCCCGTGCCAGGACAGCGCAGCGAGCAGGCTGCGGTAGCTCCGGCCAACAAGAGGGAGTTTCCAGCCGTTCGTGGTCTCGCAGAACTCGGCGTAGAGGTCGAGAATGCGCGCCGGCATCGGCCATCCCAGCTCCAGGAAGCAGCCCAGCTCGGCCTGCGCAGCGTAAGCGATGAACAGCGTGTCCTGGTCGACCGGGAACGGCGGGCGGGCGGGTAGCTCGTCTCGCCAGCGCCGCAGTAGCCGGCCGGAGCGTAGTTCCTTGGCGACCATGCAAACGGGAACAGGGCGCTCCCCCGGGAGCGCCCTGAACTCGAAGTCGACCGCCCAGAGCTCGCTGAACGGCAGGCGATCCATTTACAGCTCGCCGTTGAGCTCACGGATCACGTCATGGTGGGGTGTGTCGATGTAGCGTTCCTTGAAAGCGAGCGCGATCAGGTCCCGGAACGACTTGTCCGGCCAGGCCGGCTCCGTCAGCTTCCCCGTGGCCCGGAACAGCTCGTAGGCGTGGAGGTCCCGGTTGCCGTGCATTCGGACCCAGCTCTTTTTGGCTTCCTCGGCGATCTCGAGCGCCGAGGCGTGCCAGGTGCGCCCGGCGCCGTCGGTGTCTGGCAGTCTCGCCGGCCAGAGGAACGTCACGCCGCGCTTGCTGACGCAGGTGAAGAGCCGGACGTGCTGGCCGGTGTCGATCAGCTCGGCGCGCAGAGCCGGCGCGATCAGGTACACCTCACGGTCCAGGCCGTTCTCGCGGATGAACACCAGCGAGTCCAGGGTGTAATCGTCGCCAGGGTGGACGCGGAAGAACTCTTGCTTGCCGGGCCGGCGGACCGGGACGGTGAGCAGGACCCGCTCGACTGCGGCGTCGTCCAGGCCGACGTGGAGCATCGCAGGGTCGTACGGGTCGAACGGGGTAGTGGTCTCTTCCTGCTTAGCCCTGATCCACCGAGGATCTATTGAAGTTGGGCCCTTGAAACGTCGAACAGGCGCCCGCTGACCTGGGAGAATGGCGTTGCTGACACGACCGTTCGGCCCGATCAGGAGGGCACCTGT